GTAATGATGGATTATTATAATATGTGGATGAAACAGTATTTTGATGCTTTAAATTTTATGACATACAAAACGGAAGTGAATAAACAAGTGATTACTAAGACACTACAAACAAATGATTATGTACCATTTAAAGATAATGGTTTGAATGATGTTATGAAATTGTGGGCTATTAAGTGAACATTTTTTATCTAGACCATGATGTGCAACGCTGTGCTGAAATGCATAACGATAAGCATTGTATTAAAATGATTTTAGAATATTGTCAGCTTCTATGCACAGCTCATCGCTGTCTTGATGGTGTTGAATATATTGATAAAACAAAAACTGGTCGTAATGTTAAACGATGGAAACTAGGAGATAGTCGTGATACAATTTTATACTCTGCCACACACATTCATCATCCAAGCGCTGTGTGGTGTCGCCAATCTAAATCAAATTATGAATGGTTACAACAATTATTGGTTGCACTATGCAAAGAATATACATTCAGGTATGGTAAAGTCCACAAATGCGAGCGTGACGGACTAGTGGCTCAGTTGGCACGATTGCCAGACACTATTTCGTCCGCTCCATTTACCGAACCAACACCTGCAATGCCTGATGATGTTAAGACTGCTGGTGATTCCATTAAATCATATCGTAATTATTACAATCTAAATAAAACTCATCTTGCTAGTTGGAAAGGTAAGATTAATTCACGTAATACACCGGAGTGGTTTAATGCCAACATACGAATTTAAGGACACCAAAAGTGGTGAACATTTTGAAATCTTTATGACATGGTCAAAGCGTGAGGAATATCTCAAAAATAATCCTCATGTTGAACCAGTTGTAGTTGCACCTGCAATTATTGGTGGACTTGGTAGTTATCAAAACAAAGCACCGTCAGGTTTTAACGAAGTAATATCTAGGGTAGCAGAAGCACACCCATCATCACCACTTGCAGAAAAAGTTGGTGGTCGTTCAATCAAGGATGTTAAGACTAGAGAGATTGTCAAAAAACACGTTGATAAGATTACAAAAAGAGAATTGGCTAAGAAGTGACATTTATACATGAAAAAATTGATGGTCTTGATTTTGAGTTAGAAGCGGTAACAACAGAATCAGGTAGAACATACCTAACACCGAAAGGTAATAGGTATAATTCTATTACCACAATTCTGAAACCATATAACCAGCATATCATTGAAAACTGGCGTGAAGCTGTTGGTGAAGAAGTTGCTAACAAGATTTCTGGTATAGCTTCTCGTAGAGGTGAAGCGGTACATTTGGCTTGTGAGAAGTATTTGTTGAATGAGATGGATTTCAAGTTCAAACAAACCATGATGCCGAACATAAAACAAATGTTCTTGCAATTAAAACCACACCTTGATAAGAGTGTTGGTAAAATTTATGCAATTGAACAACCACTATATTCTGATGAATTGCAAGTGGCTGGTCGTGTTGACTTAATTGCAGAATGGGATGGAAAGTTATCAATCATTGATTATAAAACCTCCGGTAAGTTCAAAGATGCGAATGATATTGACAATTACTTTATGCAATGTACCGCATATGCGATTATGTTTGAGGAAAGAACAGGTATTGCAATTGACCATATTGTAATTGCTATGGCAGTTGAAAGTGAAAATACTCCGCAGATTTTCTGTCGTGAGAAAAAAGATTATATTGATAAATTGAATTATTTTGTAAGGTTGAACATTGAAAGTCTATCTAAACAATTATAAGCATCATTGGATTAGTCCATATACAATTTTAGAGAAGATTTATTTCTGGCGTGAGATTGATTATGATGAGCCGGTGATTATTAAGTTGAGTGGTATGTTACAACCATTCTGTGTTGCGATTCAATGGGTGTGGGATAAGCTTGACCGAAAAATTAATTATGTAAAGATTGACCGATGGGATACTTGGTCAATGGACCACACACTAGCTCATATCATTTTGCCGATGTTAAAGCAATTACAAGAAACAAAACATGGTGCTCCATATACGGATGATGAAGATGTGCCTGAATACTTGCGTAGTCACATGGCACAACCAAAAGAGTATGAGTGGGACACCGATGATTTACATTTCATGCGTTGGGATTGGATTTTGAAAGAAATGATTTGGACATTTGAACAGAAGGTTGATGATGATAACGATGCTCAGTTCTTTGACCACTCAACAGTTAAAGGTTTGCCTTGGGATAAAGATTATGTTGGTCCTAAGATGAATGTAGTTGCGTATGAATCTCACCATGCGAGAATGTCTAATGGTTTTAGACTATTCGGTAAGTATTATCAGAATTTGTGGGATTAAACGTATAAATATATTTTCTGATGCCATACTAAACCAGTTTATCGGTTTAGCCAACAAAAGGAGGAAAAATGCGAAGTAGACCGATACAATTAAGTATCCTAATATCAGCGGCAATTCTGGTGTTTTCAGTGTTTAGCACCAATGAAGGTAAATATCATTTACCATTTGACATTAAATACCACACACTATCTAAGTCCATGCAGAAACAAGTGGACTGTCTAACACAAAATATCCTGTTTGAAGCAGGACATGAATCTAAACAAGGCCAAGTTGCTGTCGCCTTAGTCACCCTAAACCGAGTTGCTTCAGGTAATTACGCAAGTGATATCTGCGGTGTAGTTCACCAAAAGACAAATGGTGTTTGCCAATTCTCGTGGGTATGTGAGGTAGAACACAAAGCGAAACGCTTGACAATGTTAAACAGTTCATTGTATAATGAGATTCGTTTGGTATCTATCAATGTCATTATGAATTATGAAACGATGAAAGATATCACTAATGGTGCCACATATTATCATGCCGATTATGTGAATCCTAATTGGGGTTTACCTAAAACAACACAAATAGGTAGACATATTTTTTACAAACGAAACAGTGATGTGAGTAAGATTGATAAGGAGATTAGATTATGAGCGAAGTTAAAAATGATTTTAAAACCGTAGTAATTTCAGGAACAATTATTATTGTTTCCGCAATTATCGGTGCATCCGTGTATAATATTAATGATAGAATGTTGATGTCCAAAAACATTGATAATGCTATCGCAAAAGGTGTTGACCCACTATCAGTGAGATGTGCTTTCGCTGATGGTCGTGATATGATTTGTGTGGCTTACGGTGCATCACACGGTAACGGTTTAGTTTCTAAAAAATAAAAATAAGGATATATTATGACAGTTCAACAATTGAGTATTAATCAAATTTCAAGTGAAGCAGACCAAAAGAAGTTATTGGACTGCTTACGTGAATGTAGTGGTTCTATGACACGTATGGAAGGCGAGCGTGATTATATTAAAGAATCTGTAGCCGCAGTTGCTAAAGATTTGCAGTTGCCTAAAAAATTGGTTGCGAAGATGGTTAAAGTTTACCATAAACAAAACTATGATGAAGAAGTGGCAACTCACGAACAATTTGAAACCCTCTATGAAACGATTGTGAAATAATTATGAGTAAGTTTACATTTATTTGTGAAGAAGAACCAATGCCATTTGTGGCTTCTGTTGTTACTAAAAGAACAGTAGAGGTTAGAGCAGATTCATTGGATGATATCTTACTTGAGTTTGAAAACTTTTTGCGTGGTTGTGGGTTTCATTTTGAAGGTAACGTTATCATTGACCAAGAAACTTGGCCTGTTGAAGAAGCCAATAGGATGATTGATGATTATAGAATGAGTGAATCCGAAAATGCCAACTAAAGAAGAAATGTTAAGATTTGCCAAAGCAATTGAAAAGATGGTTGCCGAAACAGATTACAACCACATGGAAGCAATCGTTGAGTATTGCAAAGAAACGGGCATGGAAATTGAATTGGCTGCCACTTTGGTAAACTCTAATCTAAAATCTAAACTTGAAGCTGATGCTCAAGATTTGAATTTGTTACCAAAGTCAGCACGATTGCCTTTCTAATTGATTTATTATGATATAATGGTGATATGACAGGTTATGAAGCGTTCTCAATATACAACTCACTAAAGTTGCATTTCACATCAAGTTCTTACGATTATTTCAAATACAACGGTAAGAGTAATATCTCTATTGAAGCATTTGAAAATCGTAAGGACAAATACCATTTCTATAAACTATCTCGGCAAAACGAAAAAGAAGATTACATTGAATTTCTTGTATCCAATTTTCTAATCAAAGAGAATTTATGGGCAGGTGATTTATTACAGGAAGAAGCTATAATTGTCTACAAGTTACGTATGGCAACTATACAGTCTTTGGGTTATAAATTTCAAAGTGATTGCCAAAAGTTGAAAGATAGTGTATCCTCTCCTAATGAATTACTGATAACTGATGGTGATTACCCAAAGTTATTAACTATGACATTACAGAAAGATATACATTTAGAAACTTTGGTGATTATGAATTCTATTATGAATTTTTTGCCTATGTGGGACAAGAAGATATCTGATACAATTCGTTATCCTGAGTTTTCTCGCAAAGTGAAAAAATATGCACCTTTCTTGCAATTTGATAAGGTGAAGTTTAAGAATATTATTATGAAGGAATTATTGTGAAAATTTACGTAGATATGGATGGTGTATTGGCCAACTTTGAGAAACGGTACATTGAATTGTTCCGTGAATCTCCAGGCGAATCTAGAGCTGAAAAAGAATTCAGTGAAAACTGGACTACTTTCATTGAGGGTAGAAACTTTGAAACATTGGATTGGTGGTATGGTGGTCCCGAATTAATTACCTATCTTAGTCAAAATGTTCCGGCTGAATCGGTAGAGATTTTAACCTCATCTGGTGGTAATAAGTTCCACGACCAAGTTGTAATTCAGAAACATAAGTGGATTGAAACATTTAACTTACCAG